ATAATTAGTTTATGCTTGATAGTAGTTTGTTTCTTTTCTTTTTGTATTCTTCTTATAAATGCGTAATATATAATTTGTGTAAAGTAAGCGAAAGGATTACTTGATTTAGCAGGATCAAAATTATCTAGGTATTGTAGACAGTTTTCGATACCATCACTAACCATATCGTCCCTAAATGTATAATTGATAAAGTTAGGTCTATAAGATAAGTGATTTGCTATCTTCAAAAAACAACTACCAATATAATCAGTTACTAGGGGTTTATCTTTTTTAGCTTTTAAAGCTTTCTTTACTTCTTTTTTATAGACTGTCATAGCCTCTAAAAATTCTTTGTTATTAACGTAATGTTCTTTTTTTGCTTTACTCATATTCTTAATATATCACCTTTCTTAACATTTGTCAATGTTTTAAGCCATTTAAAATACTTTTAATTTTACCAATCTCACGGTTGACTTTTTGAAACTTTTGTAGTACAATGAGCTTGTTGAGCGATCAGAGGAATAGAGTCTATTAGTGTACAGTCTTTGTAGGAATATCATAATCATCTAAATCATCTTCATCAAATATTTCATTAACTTTATCATTATCTTCATCACTCAATCTTTCTCTTTTAAATACGGCAGGTTTCTCTTTCTTCGCCAATGGCTCGGATTTATCATAACCCATTACAACATGCGCATAACTTTTACTCATATCAGGATTAGCATTTACAATAGTCAATATCTTATCTTTGGGAATAGTTAAAATGGCATCTCTTGTATAAGGAGACCATTTGATAAGAGCTACATAGTCTTTTAATCCTTGAGTTGTAAACTGTGGTATGTATTTAACTTGTAATGGTTTATTTAATCTCAGCATAGGAGATTTCTCACCAAGTTGTTGTGCTGGTAATGAACAAACTATATCATCACCATTAACTAACTTGATTATCTTAATCGGATTTGGTTGTATTTTTGCTACCATTGATTAACTCCACGTTATGAATTTCGTAATTAAAGTCTTCGCCATTGTATATATTTATTCTTTCCTTAAAGTGTTGAAGTGTATAATTCTCTTTACCATTGTATGAAATATCATCAGCTATATCATATAAAGTGGCTGCGCTGTTATCGTCTTTTAATCTTAATCCTCTACCAATACTTTGTAAGTTTCTTATCCTAGATTTACTAGGACTAGCAAAAACAATGTTATGCAAGTTCCGTATATTAATGCCCGTAGAGAAAGTCCCATAACTTGCAACGATAATAGCGTTGTCAGATTTCTCGGTAATTTCTCTAATCTTTTCTCTTTGCTCTGCGTCAACTCCTCCGTGAACATAGAAGACTTGTTTGTCGGTTGCTCTATCTCGTATAGTTTCATATAAGTTCTTTCCGTGTTTTTCTACATATTGAAATAAACATAGTGTGTTTCCATTTAGCGAAGTCGCCAAGTTTCTTATATATTTATTCCTCTTTTCATTTGCCACCAAGTAATCCATTTCCTCTTGGTATGATTTACCTTTTAGAAAGTGTCTTGCTGTTTGATCGTGTTGTAATATTAAACACATAATTTTTAAATCAGCTAGTCTACCTGTTTCCATTAGTTCACTTGTAGATACAACTTTATTTACTGAACCAAATAATCCTTCTAATACTAACTTGTGAGTTTTACTTCCATCAAGTGTACCTGTTAGACCAACTCTGTATTTGGTCTTTTCTAATTTTGTCATTAATTTCGTAAGCGACACAGCTTTAAATAGATGAGCTTCATCACCTATAATCATACCAAATTGATTAAACCATTTCTTAGGTAAATTATATATTGATTGCCAAGTTGATATAATAACTCTCTTATTAGTTTCTTTTTCGTGTCCTGAATATATCCTATGTACATTTCTTTCACTATTATAACCATAGTCTTTAAAGTCTTTAAATAACTGCTCTACAAGCGATGTAGTGGGCACTATAACAAGGATCTTGTCCTCTTTAGTATCTTTCAGTCGTAATAAATTATATATCAACATAAGATAGATTATGAGAGATTTACCAGAGGCTGTAGGCGATACTAATAAACATCTATCCTTTTCAACAGAATACTTAAATGCTTCTCGTTGATAATCTCTAACTTCGTATGGAAGTTTAAGTGCTTTGATTAAGTCATCAATCTTACTATCGTCAACTGTTTTTTCTTTGATTTTTGTACCATCAACTATATGTACATTGTTTTCTTTACACCAATTTTTTATATAAGGATAAAGACCAGCATATATTTTACCAGTCGCATAAGAGAATAATCTAATCTTACCGTCCCAAACTCTATTTTGATATGCTGGCATAAACTTAAAGCCTGGTACTTCAAATGTAAAATATTCACCAAGTTCTCTACGAATATCAGCCTCAGCTTCTATTTTAAGATATACTTCGTTTACTTTGTCTATGATTAAATAACGGGTGGTTGTCATTATTAGATTGCGCCACTAGTAAACTTCCTCCAGTCAATTGCATTCTTTATTTGAAAACCTCGGTTTGATATTTGTTTGAGTGTTCTATCTAAAAAATCTACGACTGTTTGAATATAATCTACTTTTTGTTTATACTTCGCTAATTCAGGATCAGCGTCTAGGTACTTGTCCACATCAGTTTTTAATAACTTTAAACTAAAAGGTTTAAGTGCATATACTTCTGCTGGTGCTTTACCAGTATAGTATTCCCACTTTTGTTTTCGTTGTGTGTAATATTCTATTTGTGATTTACTCAACAGTAATTTAAACTTTGTTAAGTGTTTTAAAAACTCGTTGTGTATTTGAGGCGTCTTTAATGATTCTAAATCTAACTCAGTATCGTTAATTTTTAGTTTCTTGTCAGCCAAGTCTTGTAATTGTTCTAAATCCATAATATCTCCATAATATATAGTATACCACAAAAACCTTATTTTGTAAAGTCTATGTAGTAGTAATCTGTGTTGTTGATGACCCTACATTAGCAAAGTCATATATTAAGTAACTAAATGATACAGTACAAGTCAAATAATCTACATCAGCGGCTTGTTGATTGTATTGTAATCCTGTAAGACCAGTTGGATACACATCTCTAAATCTTATCTCACATTGCGCATTATTCTTACTTGAAAGTACAGTTAGTGTAGCGTCAGATAATATTGCGCCTGTATCTGACGAAGCGTACTTTGATTTACCAGCTTCACTTGATACATTAGATGCATTTCTAGTAGGAAATCTATCGTTACCTGAAGTTAGTAAATTTCTAAATTCTGAATTATCTCTCGGAAAACCTATTCCAACTAACCAACCATGTATCTCTTGGAAGTTTTCTAAATTTTCATCTACCAGAAAAGTCATTTGTAATGGCTCGTATGTTAATGTGTCACCAGGTATAGGTATCTTTTTTAGTGGAGTTGCTTGCGTAGTTTCACCTAAATTAATTCCAGGTATATTTACAGAAGTACAAAAGTATTCCACTTTAGGAAGTTTAAGAATACTAAATTTAAATTGAGTAGGACTAGCGTAATCTAATTTTGTAGGTTGTCTAGTTAGTGAGTTTGTAACTGTCATAATACTATTTAGTCGTGTCCTTATCCACCTGTTCCCAGTCCTTTTCGGTAGCTAGTTTTTCAAGTTCTTTTTCTTTACTAGTAAGTACCTTTTTCTTTTCTTGTACTTTCTTTATTTCTTCTTCAATAAACTCTAGTCTATTTTTCTTTTCAGGAAACAACATTAAAGATACAACTAGTATAGCAATTGCAACTGAAAATATCCAAAAGTATTGTGTTAATATATTTTTCATAGTATTATTTAGTATTTTTATAATGACATTGAAATAGCAAATAAAATAAGCAATGCCAGTAACAGATATGTAAATCTATTTGGTGCCATCCGAAGTGGTTTCCTTTATACTATTTATACATTAGGCATAAAAAAAGGGCGGTTTTTTAGGCCGCCCTTTTTAAATTGTTTGTAAACAAATATTACATTAAGTTCGCAACTTGAACACGTCTGTAGTATCTGTTAGCATTCGCATTACCAGCATCAGTTATACCAGATACAGCACCTGAAGCAACTGCTCCAGTTTCTGCGAAAGGATTAGCAATTAATCCATATCTAGTTTTGAAACCGATTTTTGGTTGGAACGTATCTTGGCCAACTGCTCTCACCATTTGAAGTGGAACATAAGGACAATAGAACATACCTGCATCGTACGGTGAAGTACCTTTGTAACCAACAACAAAATATTGTTTAGCTACATTGTTTGCACTGTATGGGTCTATGTACACTTTAAATCTACCATTTAATACACCAGCAAAAGTATTACCAGTATCGTCAATGTTTAGATTGTTGTTAAGTGCTGGAGCGTAGTCCAAAACACCTGCCATTTGTAACGCAGAGGCAACATCTGAAGAACAGATAATCATATTACCTTTTCCTCTTCTTGTTCTCTGTGCGATAACGTTAGCTTCTCTTTCAACTTGGAACATTAGTCCTTTGAATCTCTCAACTGACCATCTTCCGTTTGAGTCTGTATCTAAATCAAATACACCCTCAGTAGTTGTATTAACAGCAGAACCACCATTAGTTGATGCACCTTTTTCAGCATTGATGTAAACTGATCTAACAACTTCTCTGTTGATTTCCGAAAGGATTTCAGCAGATAGAATGTTTGCTAGTTCTGTTTCAGCATCTAGACCATGGATTGCTTTTAAGTCTTGAGCAAGTTCCATAGTGTATTCAGCTTTAAGAGCTCTTGATCTAGCAGTTACTGTAGTTTTCTCAATTGAGAAAGCCATTTCAGCAAATGCATTACCAGAAGCGTCTCCAAGTGCTTCAGCAGTTCCAGTAGTCATACCCTCGTTTTTTCTATAAGCGCCAGCTGGGCTGTCGTTTAATAAACCTGGGTTTGTACCTGTGTGTGAACCAGCTGCGTTAGATCCTGAACCAGCACCAGTTTGGCCTGCTGTTGAATCACCCGCTGCGTTTCTTCCTGAGAAATCTGTATCAGCTTCGTCAAATAATGCTTCTGCACCAGTTGCTGAAGTGTATCTACTTCTCATTGCGAAGATTAGACCAGTTGGACCAGTCATAGGTTGTACACCTGCAATGTCGTATGCAATCAAATTAGGCATTGCTCTTCTAACAAGTGAAATTAAAATTGGATCCCAATTTGATGTTCCACCAGTATTGTTAGTAGGCGCTGCTTCGTTTAAGAAAGCGTTGTCTTCTTTTTGTGCTCTTTCTTGGTTTTCCAAGATTGTAGCTGTAACGGCACGTCTGTAAGAGTCTCCGATTTTTGGTAAATCAGGGTGCTCTAGGACTGGCTGCCATTTCTTTTCGTAAGTTTCAGATAAATACATTGTATTTTTCTCCCTCTATATTATTATTTTGACAACTTAATGTCTTTAGTTTTACTTATAGCGGCGCTATAAGCAGCCATGCTGTTTGTTAAATCTGCAGGTTCTACTGTAGATCCATCGCTTACCGCCACATCATCTATATCATTAGATTTCGCTTCTTGCTTACCAAAGTATGACTCTTTAATTGTCTTAACTTTAGTAGTGAAGTCTTCCTCGTTTGAATACTCAACTTCTTCTGCTAGTTTGTTAAATTTCTCTTTTTGAGTATCAGTTAAGTCTTCAGAAACAGCTTTCGCTATATCTTCTCTTTTTAACTCACCAATAGTCTTATTAGATTTAACATTCTTTTCAATTTCTTCGTTAAGTTTCTTTTCAAGGTCTTCTATTTTAGAAGCTTGATCTTCAAGCACATTATATTTTTCATCTGGGACATCAATATAGTGATCTTCAAATAGTTTTTTCAAACCACCAATAAAGTCCTCAGCAATTTCGCCTTTGATACCTCTTTCAATAGCGATCTTGTTTTCTTGCATCCATTCCTCAACAACATAGTTAAGGTATGAGTCTACTTTTTCAACAACATCAGCTTTATGAGCTTCAGTATCTTCTTTTAATTTAGTTTCATACTCGCCTTGTAATCTTTGAGATTCTTCTTTGACTTTTGCTCTAATCGCAGTTTCAAAAATTGTCGCAGCTTTCTGTTTAAATTCCTCAGATAAATCAGAGTCGCCAATAAGTGCATCTACATCTGCTTTGATATCAAGTTCTGATTCTTCTTTTTTATAAGAAGCTTTCATATCTTTTTTATCTTTGTCATCTGCGTGTGCCATTTCTGCCTTCTCTTTATCTTCTAAGGATTTTTCGTCTGTCTCTTTTGATTCACCTTTAAGTTTTGACATTGCATCAGCAGCGCCAGCACTTTTTTGTTGTGCATCACCAGAAACGGGTTTTGTAGATTTTGAAGCGTCTGGATTGCTGTCAGTCGGTTTTACAACCGCTGGACCTAAGTCTTGTGCATCGTTTTTTAAATGCGTAGGCTCAGCCGCTACAGCGTTTTTCTTCGGAGCATCAGCTTGTGGATTTACCACTTCACTAACTTCCTGTTCCATTGCCTCAATTTTCTTATCTGTTTCGGCCATTGAAATCTCCCTTATAAAAATAAACGTTTATTTTTTGTTTCGTTATAGGATATTTATAAGATTAAAGTTTTTGAAGAAAGTTTTTAAAGATATTAACCTTTTTTTCTTCTAATTCTCTTTTTCTTGTCTTATAAATCTCCATTTTCCAAGCGGCTACATCTTGTTCTTTAAGTACGCCGTTGTCCCATACCCACTCTTTACCTTCCATAATACCTTCTACGAAAGCGTCAGGAGCAGACGGGTCTGCTACAATATCAGCAGCGGTTGCGATGTAAAAATCGTCTTTTACAACA